GGGCAATCCCGTACCACCCAGGGCAGCCATTCTGCAGAAGGTATCTCAGTTCCCCAGCCTGATTCTCAACGTGGCCCCGATGCCGTTCACAGGTCATCTCGCGGTGTGCGCAGTCAAGAACCGGCACGGGCAGCAGGATCCGTCTGGGCGCGACCACTTCATGTTGGTCGCCGACCTTAGCCAATGTCATTTTGAGGACATCAATGAGCGATGAGGCCCCCTTGCCGGGTAACAACGACCACCGGCCGCGATCGAATACGTCAAGCGGCGCGACGCGAAATCGTAACTACGGCTTCGCGATGGAGAGCGAGCTGCTTGAGTATCTGCGTAACCGCGGTGTGGACGACGTAGAGCGCCTGGCCCTCGTTGGCACAGAAGACGAAGGTGACTTGGTCATCGACGGAGGAACCGGAATCGACACCCTGGTGCAGCTGAAGACCTTCACCCCCCGGTCACGGCAGGGGAGTGACCGGGCGCTGACCCCAGGGCTCATCCTCCGCTGGCTTCGGGCGCAGCAGGAACAGGCAGCCAACTACAAGGCCCATCGTGGGCTCGGGTTTCCTGTGGACACGTTTCTGATCGTGAAGATCAAAGGCATGTCTTGGGATGACGCTTTTGTCATTCAGCGGCTAGCAAATGTCGTGCCGGGGGTGGAAGATGCATGAAATCGAAGCCGTGCTGCATTACTTTGGGGGTCCAGGAAAGTACCGGGACACTCCCGGATGGCAGGCAGTTCGTTGCCCTTTCCACAATGATTCACGGGCGTCCGGCAGTGTCAGCACAGCCACTAACGCTTTTGTCTGTCACGCCTGTGGGGTTTCCGGAACAGCCGTCGGCATCGTGAAGCGAGAGGAGAATCTGAGCCATGAGCAAGCTCTCGCCCGAGTTGCGGAAATCACTGCAGACTTCAGCGGAGAGGTACAATCAGAGCCTGTTCAAAGTGGCGGACTATCTGGAAAGCCGAGGACTTTCTTTCGACAGCGCAAATGGTAATCTGCTCGGTTACGTAGATGAGCCGTCGGTCGGCCATGAACAATTCCGGGGCAGGTTGTGCATTCCTTACGTCACCCGCGCCGGTGTCGTCAACATGAAGTTCCGAGCATTGGACGGCAGTGAGCCGAAGTATCTCAATCTACCTGGCTTTGAGACCAACATCTACCTGGTGGAAAGTTTCTTTGCACACTCGGAATACATGGCCGTGGCTGAGGGTGAGCTGGACGCGCTATCTCTTGTCGAAGCAGGTATTCCAGCAGTCGGGCTTCCTGGCGTTAACAGCTGGAAGCCATACTATCGCCGTTGTTTTGAGGATTGGCCGACGATCTTCGTATTTGCTGACGGCGACCAGCCCGGTAGAGACTTCGCGGCGTTTCTGGCTAGGGAGATCCGAGCCGCACCCATATATATGCCCCCTGGAACAGATGTCAACACACAGCTCGTGAAAGAAGGCCCGGAATGGCTGCAAGCACAGATCCTGAAATAGCGTCCCCGCGGCACTACAACAGCCACCCCAGCGGTGTGGAGTGCATCGAGATCACCCGTCACATGGGGTTCAACCTGGGGTGCGCAGTCAAGTACATTTGGCGTGCCGGTCTGAAGACGCCGGATGCCGTCAAAGATCTGCGCAAGGCCGCTTGGTACATCCAGGATGAGCTCGAACGACTTGAGGAGTCACAGTGAGCTTGAAGATCAGGCCCGACGCAGACGACGGCGACTATGTCATCGAGTGGCGAGAGGGTTACAAGCGCATCGAGTGGCGGGTTACGGAGCAGGACGACCTCGTGTCGGTGCTCCAAGACATCCTCACCACCGTGGAGCCCAACCACACCCCCCTCAACCCGGTCTTTCTGATGCCCTCTGAGCGCCTCACGGCGCCTGTAGTCAACGAGGGTGAGGCTAGGGCGGACAAGGCCGCGAGAGACGCTGAGATGGCCTTGCGTAATGGCGGGGCAGCTCTCAAGGCAGGCATCGGTTTCGAGGGTGTACCCACCTTCGATGACCCCAGCTCGATTCCTCCTGTGGACTGGAGCCACTGATGGATGACATTCCAGACCTTGCCAAGATCCGAAAGGACAACGAGGAGCGTGTGAGGATCTCACAGGCACTCGTCAAGATGGCCAAGGCCGAAGGACAAGACCTCAAGGCTCTCAAGTACGCAGCGACGCTGGCCGGTCGTGAGGACGCGCTTCCGCACATCGAGGAAGCCTGGAAGTTGTTCGGGGGTACTGATGTCGAAGCGAACGCGGACAGCACTGATCCTGAGTGACTGGCAGTGAGGATCGAAGAGGATCTTCGTCTGTGGGCGAAGATCGACATCGGAGATTGCTGGGAATGGACCGGGTGTGTCCAGTCAGGTGGATATGGCCAGGTTCGGCGGGACGGCGCAGCGCAGTACGTACACCGGTACGTGTGGGCGCGCTTAGTCGGGCCGATCCCCGCTGGGCTTCAATTGGACCACATGTGTCGTAATCGCAAGTGCTGCAACCCTGATCATCTAGAGCCCGTGACGCAGCGGGAAAACACACTGCGAGGGATTGGCCCAACTTCGGTCAATGCCGCCAAGACAGTCTGCATCCGAGGACACGACCTTGACGCAGAGAACACTTATGTGCGCCCCAACGGCTACCGTATGTGCCGGGAGTGCGCGAAAGGTGGTGGTGCCCATGTCTAGTCGAACTCGAACCGCTTTGGTTCTGTCCGATTGGCAGAGACCCAGTGCGACCTCCATGACGAGGACTACCTCAAGCGCACACTGAAGCTGGCCAAGGACCTACAGCCGGAGAAGATCATCCATGTCGGAGACGAGACTGACGCCACGACGATCGGTCGGTGGGTCCGTGACAGCCCTGAAGAGGTTGAGGGCAACCTACAGACTCAGATTGACGTCACGCACACCTGGCTACGTCGCTTCCGCGAGGCTTGCCCTTCCGCCAGTTTCGAAATCTGTTACAGCAACCACCTGGATAGGTTCTCTCAGTCCATCAGGACGAGGCTGCCCGCGTTTCGGCATCTACGGGCACTCTCCATCGAGAGTCTTTTTGGCCTCGATGAGCTCGGGATCTCTTTTCGTCGGGAGGCCTTCGAGGTCTTCCCTGGTGTCATCGCGGGGCACGGGCACCAATGGAACCTGACAAGCGCGAATCAGTACAGCAAGGGCACGCAGACCGTGCACAAGCTAGGTGTGAGTGTTGTGGCCGGGCATACGCACAGGCCGCTGCTAAGCTCGATTTCGACTGGGTACAACTTCCAGATGGACAGCAAGTTCTACATGAACGTGGGGTGCAGCATGGCCTTCAAGCATGCCGAATATATCACGTCGAAGAGCCCGGAGTGGGGCCATGGAGTGGGCATCCTATCGTGGCACCGGGACCATGGCACACATCCGGAGCTGTCGATCGCCCATGACGGGCGATTCCATTTTCGAGGTACGTGGTACTAATGGAGCTTTTGGAAGGATATCCAGGTCTCTGCGGGAGTGGTGCAATGCCAGATATCGGCGCAACAGCGGTTTACATTGCCAACTACTTGCACCGTTCGTTCCCCATGGTTGAGCGAGACGACATTCTACAGGAGATCCATGCTTGGGTGGCTGGTCATGAAGACAAGATCCTCCAATGGCAAGAGGAGGGGGAGCACGGAGCAAACAAGCTCAGCAAGTCCATGCGACACGCTGGCCTCAAGTATTGCCAAGATGAGAAAGCCACAGTTCTTGGTTACCGACCCGAAGACAACTACTACTACGAAACCGGGCTCATCAAAGACACCTTAGGCCGCATCTGGGATGAAGAGGCTTGGACCAGCCCACCGCAGCCGGTGGCCGAGGCCAAGGTGAAGCACCAAGCTGTGAGCGAGGGGAACAACTATGTGGCCACGCTTTGTGACGTGTCGCGCGTGGTCGGACAGCTAGACCAGTCGGAGAGGTACATTCTGGAGTTGCATTTCCGAGACGGATATTCTGTCTCAGAGATTGCGGATCTCGCAGACACCACCAGCGCGGCCATTGAAGGACGTGTCACCAGACTCATCAAAAAGCTTCAACGAATGCTCGGCGGAGAACGACCGACAGTGAGGGATTGAAATGGCAAAAACCTTGGAAGAGCGCGTGCCGCGGGGTAAGAACAAGGGTCGTAAAGTTCGTGGGGGGGACGTGTACTGGTGTGGTGATCAGGCGGATGAGGAAACGTTCATCGTGTGGGTTACCCCCGACGGCCACATTTTCCATGTGGCAGACAACGGGCGTTGGTGGGAGCTAGACGACAACGTCTACGTCCCTTGGTTGGGCACGCGGCTGAAGAAGGGCACAGGCAAGGTGTTCTATGTCTGAGGACTTAGAAACCGTCCTCGTCTTCCAACGGGAGCACAGCAACCGCCTGGAGGAATGGGTCGCCCCTCGCAACGACGTCAAGATGTGGGTGGCCGACGGCTACGTGCAAGTGGGGCGGTACGTCAGTCCGGATACCGAGAGCTGGAGCAGCGAGCTGCATACCTACCTGGCCCTGGCCCACATCGTAGAAGCGCACCTGGTTACTCGGCCGAAGCCGGTGAACATCAGCGACTAGCGCAGACAGCAAAAAGCCCCGCAGCCAATCGGCTGCGGGGCTTTTGTGAGTCAGGCGTTTCTTTCTTCTTGACTCAACCACGCCTTCGCAAAGGCGGAGGCCATGGTGTCGGTGTACGCCGTCTCGGCGGAGGCCCTGGTGTCGTCGTACACCTCCCAGGCGGAGGCCATGGTGTCGGTGTACACCCTCCAGGCGGAGGTCTCGGCGGCGCGGTACGCCTTCCAGGCGGCGTAGTCCAGCAGGTTCTCCGCCGCCCACTCCCAATCGAAGTCCTGTGCGTGCCTCACGCACAGTTCCTCAGTGACTTCTGTTCCCTTCGGGAACAGCTGGCGGAACAGCTCACGCTGTTCCTGGCACGCACCTGCGGTGCGCAGGGTGTCGTAGGTGATCATGCCCAATCCTCCAGTTCTGCCTGATCTACGTAAGGCCAGTTCGGGTCGTTGTGTTCCTCGCAGGTCTCACAACCGTACAGACGCCGGTCCGTGCACCTCTCGTCAGCCCAACCGTTCGCTGAGCAGAAAGGGCCGTACTCCAGGGCCAGGGCAATTTCATCCTGCAAGATTTGCGGGAGGGCCAGGAACTCATCTTCCGAGAACTCGATGATGTCGAACGACCAGCGTCCCGAGCTCAAGGTGCGGTAGATCTGCTGGTTGTGATCAAGCACAGTGAGTTCCCAGGGGGCTTGAAACTGTGGCCGACGGGCCACTGCGACGACGGTACCCGGACCGTGCGCCATGCCCTGGCTATCTACCCACAGGACCTGCTCTGCGATGTACTTGACGTGTACGGCCTTGAGCGCCTGGTCCATTATCGGGTCCTTCCCTCTTGACTCAACCACGCCTTTGCGAAGGCGGAGGCCGCGGTGTTGGTGTACGCCCTCAAGGCGGAGGCCCTGGTGTCGTCGTACACCTTCCAGGCGGAGGCTGCGGTGTCGTCGTACGCCTTCAAGGCGGCGCCCACAGCGTCTTCGTACGCCTTCCAGGCGGGGGCCTCGGCGTCGTTGTACACCTTCCGGGTGGCGTCGTCCAGCAGGTTCTCCGCCGCCCACTCCCAATCGAAGTCCTGTGCGTGCCTCACGCACAGTTCCTCAGTGACTTCTGTTCCCTTCGGGAACAGCTGGCGGAACAGCTCACGCTGTTCCTGGCACGCACCTGCGGTGCGCAGGGTGTCGTAGGTGATCATGACTACCTCTTCCTTGTTACGAAGGACCAGGCGTACGCCTCAACCAAGCGGTACGCGTACTTGAGGACCAATTGCGGGTTGGCTAGCAGGATCGCTGCAAAGCGCGCCTTACGCATCGAACACAACCATCTAGTTCAACTCCTCTTCAAGGGCAGTCAGCGCGTACTCCATGAGCTTTGACAGTTCCACAAACGCGGACCTGCGCTCTTCCGGGTCCGCGTGTGCGGCAGCGTACGGCTGGCACGCGTCCAGTTCGGCAATGAACTCTTTCCAGTCTACGATGCTGCCGGGGTTGCGATCGTGCCCTGTGGCGAATCGGGTGAGCTCAATTGTGCTCGGCTCGATCCAGTGCGCCGTGAGCTCACGTGCGGTCTGCTCGTCCATCATGACAACTCCTCTTCGATGGCGTCCAACAGGGCTGCCAGAGCCCTCTGCACACGCCTGCTGTGCTCCCTCTGAGCTCCGTGTGCGTCGGCCGCCCTTGCGGCATCTTCGAGCTCCCTGAGGGCTTCCAGCTCACGCTGTGAGCGACTGCGACTCGTCTTGGTCAACTGTACGAACTGCACAATCCCCATCTTCTTCGGTAGGTTTCCTGGTCTGTGTGAGTGCTCAACGCCGCTGCTTCGATGCTGACGCGTTGAGCTGTGGGCTAGAATCGCCCGCCGTGGCCTGTCATCAGTGTGGCGAACCACAAGACGAAGGCGACTATACCTGCGAGAGCCAACAGGTAGCCGATGAACGCACCGAACGTGTGCTCTTTGGTGCAACGAGGGTCGGACTGGCACATGATCTACACCTCTCCGTTCAGCCACGCCGCGTAGACGTGAGCGCTGTAGCTGTGTTCAAACCACACCGGGTGCAACCGGCTGTCCACCGCGTAGCTGTTGTCCACGGTGTTGCGGACGAACCACACGTAGTTCGCGAAGAACGCTTCATACATGGTCGATCACCTCCGTACTCACATGCGATCGAAGACTCGAACTAAACCTGCTGACCCCACATGTGAACCGGAGTCGAGTCGTTGTGCCGCCACGCGCAAACGGTGACCTCGCCATTGGCCCACGTGACGCGAGAGAACTCGTACTCGGTGCCGTTGATCGTCCGGCTGTAGGACTCAACGTAGTCCGTGCCGCGCATCCGGTAGCGCTCAACGTCGGACCGGCCGGACATGTGGAACTCGCTCATGATTACCTTTCTCGCAGCCTGTGTGGCTGCTCCGTGCTCGGGCAAGCTGTGACACTCACCCGAGCTGCGATGTGCGAGTTCTCCTGGTTGCCGGTGGTTTGGTTCTTGCGAACCTCCGTGCCGTTGGGTCCAGTCGCACATCCCGCGTACTCCGAGTCTCACGGACTTCGCGGTTGCTTGTGGTAGCGACTTTCTCGCTACGCTTCCCGGTTGACCAGGCTTCCGGTGACCTCGACTCGCTCTGTCCCGAGTCCCTGTAGTGCCTTGCAGGGACCAACCTACCCTGTCGACAAGAGCTGTCAACCCCCAAAAACCTCATCTTCACACATCCGCAGATGAGAACATCTCAAAACAGCCCTTGAGCTGCAGGTTTGTCACAGATTGATTCTGACAGCACTAGTGATCAACAGGTGTTCTTGTGGGTGCCGACTCGGCACAATCAATCCCACGGCAGAAACGATGCAACTCTCCGGTTGCACATACTGACAACACCACATCATGTGCGCAGTTGCGCATACATCGCACTACAGCACACTGATACACATGCGCTGTCCCGTGATCATATGCAGTGCCATTGTGTACCATTGTGAGATCCCAAGAGTTGCCGCGACATTGCTTGGGGTGATATTCATTCACATTCACAGCCATTTCAACGCCATATTTCATACGATTAGTATCTCTGTGCTCGTATACATTCGACCCACCCATTTTAAAAGCCGCGCGGTGGGGTAATCGTATATCAACACAACATTCGCGGCTAAATCTAGGCCCCGATCGGCTGTGAAACCATGGCTACGCACAGTAGGCGACTTGGTCGCCGTTGTCTACAGGGAGTGACCAAGTCACTCCGTCAAGGGCTGTTAGGTAACAACTTGGTCACGAAGTGACCATAAAGGGAGGAGGGGGTGGTATCCTCATCCTATATATATAGTGAGGGACGTCGCGGTAGGTGAAGCGACGGCCCGAGAGTCGGCTTGGCCGACGGTGATCGGTGAGCGCCGGGTAAGACGGCGCGAACGACAAAATGGGACCCCCTAACTGGGGTCCCTAGTACAGGCCTAACTGAAGTTCCGCTCTAAAGCGAGCGGCACGCTGAAGCGAGCAAGGCGGAACTGAAAGTTAGGCCTTCATAGGATGGGTGTCTTTTGAACAACTTGGCCATTTACCATCGTTTCATGGACAAGGTCGAGATTACCGATTCTTGTTGGAACTGGACAGGGGAGCGCTCGTCGGCCCGAGGCGACGGCATTTTCCATTTCGGACCGAACAAGTTACGCGCCCACCGCGTTTCTTGGATGTTTGAAACGGGCGAAAGCCCGACTGGCCGTTATATCACCCAAACTTGTGGCAACAAGGCTTGTGTGAATCCCGCACACCTTACCTCGAAGCAGTTGGATCGGGCGCAGAGCGCCCAGGACGGATAACCCTTGTCTGAGCGTGACATGCCCGTGGCCGCCAAGAAGCGGCGCATCACGGACCTGTACGCCAAGGGCAAGACCATCCGGGACATCTGCGCGGAGATGGGGATCTCCGAGAAGTCGTACGACTACTACCGCAGGACCGACCCCGAGTTCAAGTCCAAGATGGACCAGATCCGGGAGTTCCGAGACACCGGCGAGATAGGACCAGCGCGCAAGCCCGTTCCGGACTTCGCCACCTTCTCCGAGAAGTACCTGGGCGCCAAGGTCTTCCCCCACCAGCAGCAGTGGATCGACCTGCTGGAAGACCAAGAGCCCGTGGGGCTCCACTTCACCCAGCGGTACGAGAAGGGCTTCAGCCCTCAGCACCTGGTGATCAACACCCCTCCTGGCCACGCCAAGTCCACGACCATCACCACGAACTACGTGACGTGGCGCATCGTCCAGAACCCCGACATCAAGATCCTCGTGATCTCCAGCAACGCCACGAACGCCAACAAGTTCCTCTACGCGATCAAGATGCGCCTGGACACCTCCCGGGCCTTCATGGAGCTGAAGCGGGACTTCGCTCCGGTTGAGGGCTACGATGGCGGCAACGCCATCTGGCGAAATGACATGATCTATGTCAACCAGAATACCGAGGAGTCCACCGGCGAGAAGGACCCCACGGTTCAGGCTCTCGGTATCGGCAAGAAGATCTACGGTGCGCGTGCGGATCTCATCATCCTGGATGACGTCGTGGACAGCTCTAACGCTCACGACTTCGAGAATCAGATCGACTGGATCCAGAACATCCTGCAGTCTCGGATCGACGCGGATGACGGTAAGATCCTGGTCGTGGGGACCCGTCTTGCTACGCAGGATCTCTACTCGGAGATCATGAAGCCCGAATACTACGACGGCGAAGAGGTCCCGTGGACCTACCTGAGCCAGCCAGCCGTGCTGGAGATGCCAGACGCCTCCGTCCCCGAATCGTGGGTGACCCTGTGGCCTCGCTCGAACCAGAGACCCCGAGGCAAGTCCTTCGAGGACCTGGAGCCAGACGAGGACGGCCTGTTTCCCAAGTGGTCCGGCCCTCAGCTCTCCCGGAAGCGCCGGGGCATGTCCCCCCGCAACTGGTCCATGGTCTACCAGCAGGAGCAGGTGGCAAGTGACACGATCTTCGCCCCGGACGCAATCAACGGGTGCACGTCATCGCGTCGTCCTGGTGTGCTGCTGGCCACTCCTCTTCGTCCTGCTGGTATGCACGGCCTTACTGTCGTTGCTGGCCTCGACCCTGCAGCTGCTGGCCATACCGCCGCAGTTGCTATCGGATTGGATCGATCGACTGGCAAGCGCTTCGTTCTGGACGTATTCAACCAGGCGTCGCTGAACTACAACGAGATCATCTCCGTGATCAAGGACTGGACGGTCAAGTACAACGTCCAGGAGTGGCGCATCGAGAAGAACAACGTACAGGCTTGGCTGGTGCAGGATGAAGGTCTACTCGACTTCCTACGGTCCCGTGGCGTTGTCGTCCGCCCTCACTTCACACATGGCAACAAATGGGACTCCGACTTCGGCGTGGCAAGTATGGCTGGCCTCTTCGAGGGATGGTCGGATGGTCGCCATCTCATTGATCTCCCCTCATCTAAAGGCGCCACGGGAATACAAGCGCTACGTGAGCAGCTGATCACCTGGTACCCCGAGACCAAGGGCAAGACCGACATTGTGATGGCCCTGTGGTTTGCGGAGATCCGCTGCCGGGAGCTGATGAATGAGGGTGGCCCGATCACCCACTGGAGCAACCCGATGTTCCAGACAGAGCGCGGGAACGCCATGAGTTTCACGATCGACGTTGATGACATGCTAGCGAGAGGCTGGGCATGAGGCGGCCTGTGATCTACTGTCCGTTCTGCGAAGCCGCGTACGAACTCCCCACGTACACCGACGGCACGCACGTCTACTACGACCTTGACGAGGCCAAGTTGATCGCCGACGACCACATCTACTCTCACACCAAGGACCTCGTGATCGAACTGGGAGAGTACCTTGCTAAGGCCTGAGGACTTGCTGCGCCAGTCGGCGCTTTACGTTGAGGTTGGGGGTGTTGCATAGTGTTGAGTCCACAGGACGTGTCCGCGAAGGTTGAACAGCTTCGGCGTACCGCTCATGAGAGGGACAACCGCGCGCGAAATGTTTCGCAGGTGCGGAGCGGAGATATCCGCAGTGTCCTTCCCGGGCTCTTCCCGTAGCTGGACTATTGGCCCCAACCCATAGTCTCCAACACGATTGACGTGGTCATCCGCGACCTTGCCGAGCAGATCGGCAAGATGCCTACGATCATGTGCACGGCGGGTGTGCAGACCAGCGACCGGCAGAAGAAGTTCGCCATGAAGCGAACAAAGATCGCTCTGAAGTACGCGGAGAAGTCCCACTTGGTCACCAAGCTCGTGGACGCCGCAGACTGGCTGGCCTGCTACGGCTTCGTCCCCCTGATCGTGGAGCCGGACTTCAAGCACGACACCCCGCGCATGCGGTTCGAGAACCCCCTCAACGCGTACCCCGAGCTGGACATCATGGGGAACTGCATCGCGTACGCCAAGGTGCACATGGAGAACGCCGGTGAACTGGCTGCCAAGTATCCGCATCTCGCGGCACAGATCCTCGGTTCTGCCGACCCTCGCGATCAGGTTCGCAATGCCGAGCAGATTCTGTCGCTGGTCCGCTACGTGGACGCTGACCAGATGCTCATGTACATCCCAGAGCGGGCGAACCTGGTCATTGCCCAGGCCCCGAATGTTCTGGGGCACTGCCCCGTTGTGGTGGCTACTCGCAGTCGGTTTGACGAGCAGGTCCGGGGACAGATGGACGATGTTCTTTGGATTCAACTCGCGAAGGCTCGACTTGCCCTCCTGAACATGGAGGCGGTGGAGAAGGCCGTCCAAGCCCCCATCGCCATTCCGAAGGACATCCGCAAACTCCCCTTCGGTCCGGACGCCGTCATTCAGACGGACAACCCGCAGCAGGTGCGCAGGGTTGCCATGGACTTCCCGCCTGTGGCTCTCCAGCAGATGGAGAACTACGAGAACGACCTGATGATGGGTTCTCGGTATCCGGGCACCCGTGCTGGCCAGTCTCCGGGGTCTATCGTCACCGGACAGGGAGTGGACGCGCTCAACGGCGGGTTCGACTCCCAGATCATGACGTACCAGACTCTCATGGGTGCCGCGCTCAAGAAGGCCATCGGCCTGTGCTTCAAGCTGGATGAGATCATTTGGCCGGACATGAAGAAGGAACTTCGTGTCATGGTCAACGGCAACCTCTTCGAGGAGACGTACGTCCCCAAGAAGGACATTGCCGGGATTCACGAGGTTGAAGTCACGTACGGCTTCGCTGCAGGCATGGACCCCAACCGGGCCCTCGTCTTCCTGTTGCAGATGATGAGCGCCGGTCTGGTGGACAGGGACTTCGTCCTGGCTCAGATGCCGTTCGAACTGGACACTCTCCAGACCCTGCAGCGCGTGGACGTGGAGAAGCTGGAAGACGCTCTCAAGCAGGGCATCTTCTCCATGCTCACCTCCATCGGCGTCATGGCCCAGCAAGGCCAGGATCCCTCACAGATCCTCACAGCAGTATCGAAGATCATCATGGCCCGGGAGAAGGGCACTCCTCTCCACATCGCCGTGATGAACTCCCTCAGTCAGCCTGCCCCCCAGAACCCCCAGGCCCAGCCTGGTACCGATCAGACGAGTGGTCCGGGGGGCGGGCAAGCCGGTCCTGGTGGGCTGCAGCAAGCCCTCATGGGTGGCAACCCGCTGCAGCCAGGCGTCGCCCCCGGGCAGATGGCCCCTGGTGGTCGCCCGGACTTGATGGCGATGCTGGCTGGGCTCAGCTCCAACGGCCAGCCCAACCTGCAGGCTAACCTTCAGAGCAGGCAACCGATTGGACCTTGATAATGCCCAAATGTGTGAAGTGTGGCCACGACCCGGACAGAAACT